TTTTTATTGAGTGTGATAATACCATAGGTGTTGTCCTTAGATATGTCAATAGGCTGTAAGTCTTGTGACTTAACATCCATACCATTTATGTTAATGTACGAATCTTCATCAACAGCTGTTTTACCACTAAGAGTATCATCAATGTTTGCCTGCGCTTCTATCTCAGTATCAACAATGCCCCAATCAGAAATATCCATTACATTTTGAATTAGGTCACTGGTATATACTGGTTGACCAACAGTATATGAATTTAAGTAATTTTCCATTCTTAACTTTACAGCAGATAGAAAATCATTTGTGTGTAGAGTAGTATCAGGAACATTAATTCCGATAGTTAAATCAACAGTTGTTTTATGAACAGGTTGCACGGATACTCTAATTCCGGCAGCTTTCCAGTAATACAATTCATTGGTTACTGCGGTTTGCAAATCATTTGACAAATCACCATTAGCATCATGACAGTATACAACTACAGAGCCATAGGTACTTTCAAATATATAGGCACCAGCAATTCCTTCGACACTCTTTGCACCATATTGAAGAGCTTGAACAGTTCCTCTTTGTAGCGCCTGAATCATCTGTCTAAATCTTACAATCATATCGGGAACGGTTTCTTCGTCTGTTCCAGTCTGGAATGCTTCTATATTTGTAACTGTGTCTAAGTAGGTTATGTCAGTTGTGGTGTCTATGGTATTAGCCGGAACATTGCCATATGCGCCCATAGTAGTGCAATATACAGGAATATCTACATAATTAGTACCTGATGGTATTTGATATTCATCTAGTGTTTGATATACTTGTGAGTAATTGTTATCACTACAGGTGAATTGGGTTCCTTTGGGTATATACAAACTTGTAGTAAGCTCAGAAGTAAAGGTAAGCCTTACTGTACCATATGCGTAGGTAGCTTGTTTTCTAGTAAACCCAAATGCCTGCATAGTACCATCTTGGATACCAGCCTTAATGTTTTGTAAAGTTAAATAATATAGCATTTCTGTTTCAAGTGAACTAGCTTCAAGTAGGGTCTCAATAGCACTACCCTCTGTAAAGTCGTTTACCTTGTTTGTGTGTGTTAATACATAATCAGTCATCGTTGATAACACTTCTGATGCCTTTTTGTATCTGAGTGAATCAGCCAAATAATCACTTCCTTCTATCTAATCTTAACTGTACCATTTTCAGACCTCTCAACAAATAATTTAAAGGCTTCCACACCGCTTATTGGGGTAATTTCAACTACAATAAGTGCTTTTGGACCATCTAAATAAGCTTTGTTGATATCTACAGAACTGACACGTTCATCTGTTGATACAGTTCTCTTTATTTCTACTTTTAATAACTGTAATGTTTCATTTGTAATGTTTTCACCAATATAATTCATTAAATCAGTACCATAGTTTGGGTGGTTAAGCAATGTTCCACGTCTAGTTAGAAGCCTTAGTGCAATTGATTGCTTTAAATTGTTAACCCCAGAAACTACTGTTAAGTCTTGACCATCACTTGTTAACTTGGCAATTGATTCATCATAACCATTGGTAGCATCAATATCTAAACCAAAGTCCATACCCATAGCCACATCATAAATCTGGTTTTGATTATAAGTATTAACACTTGATAGATTAAGGTCTGATAATCTATTTGATACTGGTAAGAACATTCTGTCACCGTAGCTAAGTAAATGCTCAGGGTCTTTCATTCTATCAGCATTTGTAGCAACGATATAGGGGTATACTAGATTGTTCTGTTCAACTAAGTCAGTCCAATAGTCTGTGCTGCCCAACTGTGAGAATGCAATACTCTGAACAGTATCGTCTTTCTTAATTACATATTGTTTATAAAATGTTGCCATTATTTAAACACCACCATTCTTCCTCATCACTTAATATAAAGATATAAGGCTATTAAAAAAGACACTATTTAGTGTCTTCTCTTAATGTTATTCCGTTTAATTGGATATCAATCTTGTTCTGAGCATACCCTAGAGCGATTTCATTGTCTCTCAAAAACTCAACTAGGAATTGGTAGCTATCATAGCCACCTAACCAGTCAGCTAGTATTCTTAAGTTTCTACGAACACGATTAAGGTCATCTATATAAATATCCTTTAGATAAGTCTCATCATTATTTAAAGCATATTGAATAGTCATTGATTCTAGACAAGTCATCTCTAGTGCCTTATACACAGCTTTATGATTTGACTCTAAATCTGTATTCATAACAATATCATATATCAGTGGGCTGGTGTCATAGTCAAAATTAAAGTTAACCTCGGCATTAGTTACAACAAGTTTTTGAAAGTTTACAGCACCTGTTGATACTGCGTAGACAGGAGGGCTGCTAGAAAAATCTTTCTTAATCTCTTCATCACTAATGTTTATCTTGTGACTACTCCCAATTTTAATTGAGCCTATAAACATGTAAACAACAATGCTTACATCCATTTTTGACCCCCCTTCCTAGCTACTAATGGGCCTACCATACAGCTTGTTTAACTCAGACGAACTTACTCTAGAAGCACTAGAAGATGTCTTGGGGTTTACATAACTTGCATTCTTTGTTGAGCTACCATTACCAGAAACGGTACCAGATGAGCCAGAAGGCTTCTTGTTACCTAGTGTCAATTCTGATATTTCACTTGATGTCGCCTTAGTAGCATCATTGACAACATAGAATGCTAAGCTATAGTTATAAAGCAAAGGCTGTGAGACATCTTGGTTAATTGATAGCCCATTTGGTTGGAACTCTACCTGATAATGGTATTCAGACGTAAAATCGTGAAATATTAATTGGTAATCATTACCAATATTATCAGAGTTAAGACTCATATATTTATCAAAGAACTTTTCTAAAGCCTTCATTCTTTTAAAGCCAGCTCCACGGCCCCATCCTGTTGTTCCAGAGATAGTGTAGGTTACCACACCTTCACCAAAATTCTGGACTGTGTTTGCTGTTCTAGTATTCTGTAGAAAGGTACGAGAGGTAATGTTCTTTTGAATACTCTGGGGATTAATGGCAAATTTTAGATACTCATTAGTACCACCACCAGCGGTATTCTTAATCTCAAAAGCAACTCTAGTTAGGTTGTTAGAGCCGTCTGACATTGCCATTTAATCACCTCACTATTCTTCTTTAATATCAAATACATTCAACGCCTCACACAGAGCCATATAAGCATCAGCACGATTTCCAGACAGTTGCGTAGAGTAATTCTTAAGAATACTCTTTACATCGCTTTCATGACCACTATAGGTGGCTTCATCAATCTCTGAAAATTGTTCATCTAATTCTTTGGTTGTATCGTAGTATTCTTTTTCTTTACCTTGCTGAATCTTTAGCCCTTGACCACTATTAACCGGTTTACCATCACTATCACGTTCAACAACAGACTCAACAAGCTCATTAGTAGCCTCTGAATAATCTTTTAGTGGCTTCTCTAATACCTTAATCAGTCTTGTACGAGCAATAGATTGCATTCCTGATAGTGGCGCATCATTTAGCAATTGGATTGATTCTTTTAAATACTTATTTTTAATCTTAAATTTCATATTAAAAACACTCTCCTAATATTTATTCTGATTTAATTGTAACACTATCATCGGTAGTATCTACAGAATCTATAGAAAGAGTCCCTTTGGATAATTCTGTTGTGGTGGTTGTACTGTCTGGCCTTAAAGCCTTCAGACCATCAATCAGCGTGTTTAACACCTTTACCTTAACCCTATCTACACCTCCAGCATTACCTGAAATGGCTTTGTTAAATTCATCCATAGTAATGCTGACCTGTGAACTGATACCTAGACTATTAATTTGAATACTAATAGTCATAATGTTGTTCGTGTAATCTGGTTTATAGTTCGTAATTAAAAGGTTATCCATTTAATTTTGCCTCCAATTCTAATAAATGTCCGTTTAGCTTATCAATTTCCTTTTGTTGTTCCTGTATAGTTGCTAACATGGCATTTTGAAGTACGATATTCTCAATACCGGCTAGTTTTCCATCCTCGTCACGAGCAACAAAGATGTCTGGTAGATTCCATTGTTTGTCCTCGTTAACATCATCAACAATCCCTGATAGTCTAAGGTTGCTGATATTATCATCATCTTTATACTGGTAGGTTGCTAGGTCGATTGAATTAACTAGCTGTGCCCAATAGGAAGTATCAACCTTTTTAACGTCCTTCTTCTCAGATAATAGTGATTTAGACACGGACCCAGTGTAGTTTAGACTAGCCACATTTAAGTCGGCTCTTCCACCTCTACCTGAGTTGATATATAGCGCTTGACCATCTTGCGTGGTAATAGAATGAGCCCTATTAATACTAATATTACCCATATTTATATCACGGTAAAAATAAATTTGATTTTGGCCAGCCTTATCAATCCCAAAGTTTACAATCTGTGAACCATCATTTAAACCAATCCGCCACCAAGCTGAATTATCTTGTGAATATACGTTGCCATA